GCAGGTGTTGCGAATTCTGGACATACTGGTGGTACTGGCGGAAATTCAACATCTGTTAGCATAACTGGTTCTTCTGTTTCTTATGGTCGTGGCGGAAACGGTGGGTCAAATGGCGGCGGCACAGGGTCAAACGGGGCTTCAAATACTGGAAACGGCGGCGCGGGCGGCGGTGCATCGGGCGGAACATCGGGCGGCTCGGGTGGTTCTGGTGTTGTGATTTTAAGGATGCCGACTTCTGATTATTCAGGCACAACAACTGGAGCTCCAACGGTTACAACTAGCGGAAGTGATACGATTTTAAAATTTACTGGAAGCGGTTCTTATACTCATTAATTATGGCACATTTTGCAAAACTTGACGAAAATAATATTGTTACGGAAGTGCTTGTTGTAAACAATGAAGTACTTCTTAAAACAGACGGAACGGAATCTGAATACAAAGGGAAGGTGTTTTTAAACGGATTGTTTGGAAATGCAACTTGGGTACAAACTTCTTACAATGGAAATTTCAGAAAACAATACGCTGGTATAGGTTTTACTTACGATGAAACAAACGATATTTTTATTGCACCGCAACCATTTAATTCTTGGACATTAGACGAAAACTTTGATTGGCAACCACCAACACCTTATCCAACAGACGGACAACCATATGAATGGAATGAAGAAACATTGTCTTGGGATTTAGTCGAATAAAATGAATGATTTGAAATTATATATATTAAATGTTTTTGCCTTATTCGTAAGCCTTACAGAAATTGAACCAATTTTACAAGTGGTGTCGTTGTCTTTGGCAATAATATATACCATAATCAGTATTTACAAAAAAATCAAATAAATGGCAAAATTCGACATTAACAATGACGGTAAGGCGGACTTTCAAATTTCGGTTCCACAGATAATCACAATCTTGGCAATGTTTGCTTCGATTGTTGGTTCTTATTATACGTTAAATGCGCGTGTCGATGCCGTGGAAACTGCGACAAAAAAACTTAAAGAAAACGAACAAAAATACACTTGGCCAAACCAACGAAAAACCGAAGAAGAAGTTCGGAAACTTGAAGTTGAAATGAGGGCATTTATGAAAGACATTGAATATTTAAGACGTGACGTCGATACAAAAAGAAAATAAAATGGAAAAAATAAAAAACAAATTAATTGATTTAAAATTGTGGTATTTATTGAAGTGGCAAACCCACAAAAAACCAATGATCTTAATCCACATATTCTTTTTAATTGTCTTAATTGGTGAAATTATTTCATGAAGTATTTTAGTTTATCCGAATTTGATTCGCCCGACTTACCGGGAAGTGGAACGAACATGGACGGAAGATTCCTTGAAATGTTGGACAACGCCCGTGGGATTTACGGAAGACCGATGCAAATCAATTCGGGATACCGCACGATTTACAAGAATCAAGAAGTTGGGGGAAAACCAAATTCCGCTCATTTGCAAGGAATCGCGGCAGACGTACATTGCAACAATTCCCGTGACCGTCACGACATGGTCAAGGCGTTTATGGAAGCGGGATTCACCCGTTTGGGTATCGCCGACACATTCATCCACGTCGATTCCGGCGACATCCATTCCGACAAAGATTCAAACGTCATTTGGACATACTAACACCGTTGGATCAACGATATGGATAAGAAAAAATTCAAGGACACCGATGTCGGAAAATTCTTATTAAGTAAGATCCCTAATGTTGTTGGAGCAATTGCCGGACAAACACCCGTTGGAAATGTAATTCAAGCAATTATTGGGGGTTCAGATATGTCTGAAGAAGACAAACGTGTTGCCCTTGAAAAACTTAAAAACGAACGCGCTGAAATTGATGGGGTCACTCGTCGATGGGTTGCAGACGCAAGAAGCGCATCGTGGTTGGCTCAAAATGTTCGTCCCCTTACATTGGGATTCTTTTCTGTTTCTTATGTCGTAGGTTGGTTTTATGGACTTGAATTGTCTTCAATTACTGGTCTTTTATCAGTTATCGTCGGTGGTTATTTTGGTTCACGTGGTGTCGAAAAAGTCTTCGGAAACAAACTTCATAAATAATGGCAAGGGGAACGACTTATCAACATTCGTTTAAACCAAAAAAGAAACGGCCCGGAATTCATTCGAAATCCAAACAATCACAACTGAAATCGTCCAAATATTATTCTAAAAAATACAAGGGTCAAGGACGATAATGTTAAAAACACAATCAATCAACTTCTTGAAAATAAAAAAAAATTCACCGAACTTTGGTGGGTTAGTGGTTTATAGTTTAATTTTAAAATAAATAATATGTCTGAAGAAATGACCATTCGCATTTTAGCGGAAAAAATTGCAAAAGATTTTCAATTGAGTGTATCGGAACGTGTTTCTGAATTGTTGCGTCTTGACGCGACACAATACACAAATCTTGGAATTGATTCTAAAAAATACGAAAAAGATAAGGTCAAATCGAAATTTATTTATAAGCAAGTGAAGGGAATATCAGAATATGATGGCAATTTATTGCTTAATCACTTGGATAAATAGATTTAATGAGCAATATATTGCTTAAACAAAAAACAATGCCAAAGAATTCAAAGAAACCGACACGATCGAAAATCGTTAAAAAACTTGACGTGATATTCAGTCAGTATATAAGACTTAAATATTCAGACAATCGGGGAATGACGGAATGCTTCACTTGTGGCAAACGTGATCATTACAAGTCGATGCAATGCGGACATTTTATGTCACGGAAAAATTATTCGACACGATGGGAAGAAGACAATGTACGTGTCCAATGTGTTGGCTGCAATATGTTTAAATCTGGTGAGCAATACGTTTTTGGTTTAAAACTCGGTCAACAACTTGCAGAAGAAATGTATATCAAGTCAAAACAAATTGTTAAATTTACAAGTGATGAATTAATCGAAAAGATTGATCATTACACGTCGGAAGTCAAACGGATGACGTAATTGTGTTTTTTTGTTCATAGGGAAGGGGGATGTTTTTTTTAAGCATCCCTTTTTTTATTAAAATATTTTTTATAACTTAGTAAAATAATTATAAATTAATATGGACAAATTAAATGACAAAATCGTCATACTACACGGCGAAAATCAAGAATTGAAACATCAAATTTCAATACAAAACAAAATCATTGAACAATTAAAAAACCAAGTAAAATGACAGAAACACAACTTCAAATAATTAGACAATCAAGTGCAAAGACGGCATTTGAATTTGCAGCAAGTAAAGGCTTAAAATCAAGCGATGGATTCACATTGGCTAAACTTATCGAACAATATGTCATCCACGGCAAGTAAAATCGGAAAACAATACTTTAAATTTAAAATCAAAAATTATCATGTCACAATCAGTAAAAGGAACAATCAGAAAAATCAATCAAGAAGCGACCTTTGGAAAAATGCGCAAGAAATCATTAATATTGGAAACGGATGAAAAATATCCGCAAAAATTAGAAATCGATTTCGTAAACGACAAAATCAGTATTTTGGACAACGCAAAACTTGACGCGGGTGAACAAGTTGAAATCGGAATCAACATTCGCGGACGCGAGTGGACAAGTCCAAAAAACGAAGTCAAATACTTTACTTCATTGACTGGTTGGAAAATCGATCGAAGCGTGGGGTTGACCAACGCAACACAAAACCAAGATCGCGCTGAAGCAAACGTTGATTTACCATTCTAATATCAAGGGGGACATTGTCCCCTTTTTTTTATGATCATAGACAGAAACACAATAAAAGACGAAATCTTAAATATTAAGAACGGAAATATCGTTCAAGGTTTGAGAATTGGAATCCCGGAAATCGATGAACATTTCCGACTAAAACTTGGGGGTTCTTTGGATATTTACGCGGGTCATGCTGGTGTTGGAAAAACAACATTTTGCGTTTATTTGATGACGTTGTTTGCTCAAAAATATGATTTAAAATTTGTCATTTGGTCTTCGGAAAACACCGCGGGATCAATATCACAAAAAATCATTGAGTACAAAATGGGCAAACCAATTGACACCGCGACAGAAACTGAAATTGAACAAGCAATTGACTGGACGTATGAACATTTTAAGATTATCAAGGTTGAAGAATTATGTACTTACAAAGATGTTCTTGAACAGATTCTTGGGGTTCATAACGCCTTGCCAATGGCTGCGGCATTTATAGACCCTTACAATTCACTTGCGAAGCCAAAAGAAGAAATGAAGGCATATGGATCACACGAATTGGATTATATGATTGCAAGTGAAATGCGATTGTTTGCCGAGAAACACAAGATCACCTTAATGGTATCGATGCACGGTGTGACTGAATCAAGTCGAAAGGTTCACCCGGTTACGCATCCAATGGCTGGGTTTCCGATGCCGTTGTCATATTCTCAAGTTGAAGGTGGTGTGAAGTGGGCGAACCGTTGTTCGTCATTTAATACAATACATCGATATTTTCAGTCAAAAGACAAATGGAACATTATGGAACTTCACGTTTTGAAGGTGAAGGAATATTCAAGCGGCGGTCGTCCGACAAGTCTTGATGACCCCATAAGATTGAAAATGCTTCCAAATAATATCGGTTATGAATTCGGGGGACTGAATTTGATGCATGAACAGAAAACACAAAAAACAGTTTTATTTTGATTTATTCCTTATTAGTTTTATTTACATTGGTTTTGATTTTTGGCCACATTAGAAATGCCGAAATTCAAATTGCACCAATATTTGGGATAATGGTTGGGATTTTATATTCTTTTAACGACGACGAAGATGGTCGGGAATATTGGATTCAATGTTGTGTTTTCTTTGTATCAATCACCGTAGTATGGAACAAACCGCCCAATGGCTTGACATAATCGCCAAGGATCATGATAAGTGGCTCAAACTTGTGGAATCGTTTGGTGAACACCAATATCACCACGACATCGTTCAAGAAGCGTATTTGGCCCTTTATAAGTACACGACACCGGAAAAGATTATTCACAACGGCAAAGTGTCCGAAGGATATATGTATTTCACACTTCGAACAATCACATATCAATTTTATAATGCAAAAACTAAAATCCAAAAAGTTTCCCTTGACGACGACGAAAATATCCTTCAATTGGTCGCAGAAGATAATATTGAAGAACAAGAAGCGTTTCACAAGATTTGCACCCTTATCGATCAAGAAATGGAATCGTGGTCGTGGTACAACCGAAAACTCACGGAATTGTATCGTGACACCGATATGTCAATCCGCAAAATTGCGGCTGCGACAAATATTAGTTTTGTAAGTATATTCAACACCCTTAAAAATTGTAAAAATGAAATCAAAAACAAACTCCAAGAAGAATTCGAGGACTACAAGAACCAAGACTTCGACAAAATCCAAGAACCAAGAATTCGAAACATTTCAAAAGAATCATGAA